TTTGATGGGAGCAAGCGCAAGTGTTCTGGTTAGGAACCTATGCGTGTCATAACACCATTTGTGAGGTGTCATGGCGTCCTGACGACTATGCCACCCGAACGAGCCTGAATCTCTAGATACAAGTGGTAGAGCTCTACCTAAGAGTCTCTCCACCTCATTCTTGAGCCAGGTGCTTGCTGAATATAGTCCTTCCATCCACAAATGGTTAGAAAGACTAATAAAGCTCGCAATAACGTTCGGACTTGCCTTGGTTTGATCTGGCCGGTGTCTAATGTATAAGGGTGTTATATCAACTCCCTTAAACGCCTCAACACCGCAGCTTTCCTTAAAGTTTCCAGTAAGGAAGCTCTTCCTGTCGTTGACCTTCAAGCCAACGTCTGTAAGCCAGTTCACACAATGGTGTGCATATTTCTTGGATATGATGATGTCATCACCATATACTCGAATATGCCGAGAAGCTCGCTTAACGTTCCAGTAAGTCGGGGAAGTACCCTGACTATCCAAGATAGCTGCTATGCATACCACAGCAAAGCAGACGGACTGTACTGGAAAAGTTAAAGCGTTTCCCATTCCGGCAAATTTCCCTAAGGTTAGCACTGGTTTTCCAGGGCAAACAACAAAGGGAGAACGGCAATCCATCATATGCTCGAAGAATTGAGCATGATGTCTGAACACAGATCGAACGAGCGTTAAGCTCATAAGATCTGAGGCAGACTTTAGATCGATGGTTGCCCAGTTGTCGTAAAGGGAGCCAGCCAGAGCCAACTTTTGGTTTAAGCTCTGGTCGGTTAGTGCTATGCTATTACGCAAGATCCTACACTCATTGATACTATCTCTGAGAAGGATATTAAGCCCTTGTTGAACAAACTGTTTCAACATTGGCTCAACCGTAATCGTTCTGCGCGAAGTAGAACTTTTCGCGACAGAAATTAGCTTCGCACTGCTTCTCGAAGCTCGTTCAGAGTTAGAAAATACGTCACCTGTTGGAAGACTTTCCTCGTGAGAGGTTAGTCGTCCATCAATTGACGCCCTAGCAACTTCTGTTCGAAGTGGACTACTAGATCCCATCCGAGTTCGACTCTTACGAGACCGAACTCTTTTGGAGTCATGTAACCTCGAAGAACTGAGGCACACAGGGCATCCAGAATCTGTACAGGGAGAATGGAAACAACCAATTCCCCAAATACCGATTCGACGTATTGCCTCGTCGTCACTCCAGACGGCGTGGTACAAAGCAGCGTATTTCTCGTTGCTTTTGTATCCTTCTCTGACCGCACCAGGCCCGTGTTTGTACTTTGCATTTTCAATCTCCTTAGAGTTGAGAGTGTTGAGTAACAACTTGCAAACACGACCAATGAGATGATCATGCCTGTCGGGTATTACAACCCTACTTGCAGTTTCATCACACTGATAAAACTCGTTCACCGCCTTTTGATGCAAATAATCTTCATCATCAGGAGATAATTGAGTTTTCTTGTAGAGACGAAGGACGTTTCTAAGGCCCTTCATGACCCCTAAGTCAGGGTCGTCTACAAGAAGCCCGGTGAGCGGATCGAAAACCTTACAAAGCATACCTGAGAGGAATCTCGGGATTGCTTTCCCCTTGGCCACTTTAAAGCCAATTGGACAGGTAAACCTACCAGATGAAAGTCCTATCACTAGGGCTTCATCTAAGGAAGGTAAGGCTATGGTTAGGAAGCCATAGCCTTCGTTTTCGAACCTCTTCTCGATCGTAATGACATCACGATCGAGGCCTTTCACACCAGGATTCAGCCTCTCTAAATCATAGAAGAGGCTTCGTAAGAGAGCTATCGGACTTTTCATCACAACCTCTTTGAGGCAGTTGATTCCGAGTCTGATTAGTTTCTCCCCGGCTTAATGAACCGGAATCCATCGACATACTTGGAAGTATGTCCTTTGCGTTCGGAAGTGGACTACATCCTGAGGCTATGGCCAGAATAGCCAGAACCCCAAGAAACAGCCACCAACGTAGCAAAGAAGCAAGAAACAGATCCTTAACATAACCATCGTGGTTGGACATGATGTCCTCCCTTCTAATGGTTAAGATTGGAACTGAATAAGCTTGATGGTTGTAACCTCCGAATCGTCGCGGTAATCCGTGAGGGCCTTAGCCAATGCAACTATATCAGCATCGGTAAAGCCGAAAGCGGGCCGAACGATTGTCATTGACACGGAAGCGGTCTGCTTCTTTGTCTGACCCGTAATAGGATCGGTGGCGGTCACTACTTTCAACATTTGAATGTAGTGTTTATCGCCTCCGCCCTTCTGAAAACTATGATTGGTAATAACGGTATAACCGTTAGTAGCATCACGGCGTTCAGAACCATATCCATCTTGCTTGACAATTGCCAAGACAAGCTGAGGAGTTGGTGCTGCGGCAGTTACGGTTACTGGATCAACTAACATGGACGTCTCCTGTGAAAATGTATTAGCTCTTAGGTCGGAATGACCCTCGAGTGAGTGCATCCTTTCTCTGCGCAAGAAGTGCGCCTAGAATTGACTGTTGATACGCCGACAAGCTCGGCGCAGCAATATTCTTCACACTAAGGACAGTGGCTACGTCTTTACGAATAGAACATTCGTAATTAAGAGTCGAGGCATGATGCAATTCTGTCTTACTGACATTACTGCTAGTGCCTACGAAATCCTCAATGACGTAATCAGTGTTATCGACGAATGACTTTAGCTCGGTGATAAGCCTACCCTCTGTATGAGCGGTAAGCATGCCCCAGTTGATCAAGGTATCGTCTCTGGCAGTGTTGTCGATAACTTCGACATAATTGCCAAGGCCGGTAAACCAGTCAACTAGCCAAGTCCACGGTATCAAGTTATAGATATCCGTCGGACGGGGTACCAAGCCGATTCGATCCAAAAAGTGATGGGATCGAAACGACACACCATTAGGCGGAGGAAAATCAAAGGTTGCGTTTATAACTAAACGCAATTCTGTGGTTCTCTCGAGCCTAGACTTGTATGAGTTACCATACTCATACTGGCTGTATGTATAGTCAAAGTCGGGGACAGTCCCAGTAGAGACAGAAGGTACAACCTTCTTGACTCTGAAAGTTGTTGGCTTACCAGCGCGTTTGATAAGAAATTCGTATTTCTTACTAAACTTCTCCGGTAAGTTCAACAAGTCCAGGAGATCTTTATACAGTTGTTTCCAACCGAAGTGGTACGATAAGTACTCACCCGGCACAGTCGACGCAGCTCCGCGTACATTAAATATAATGTCACGAAGATGCGGTGACTTTGCTAAGGAAACATACAACTGACGAAAACGTATGATAGTCTCTTGTAGTGATACAATTGACCGTTGTACGTCTCGCAGTTCTACTAGATTCCGGAATAAAGTAGTAGTCCTCTTGTTAGGGGACCATTCCTTTATCATACCTAAAGCTTCTTTCGCCATAAGCGAATCAAGATAGGCATATTCGGAATTTTGTAGTGTTGTAAGAGTTCCAGGAAAGAAGACTGCAGCTGTCGGTACAAT